TTGGCTATCAATAAGATCAGGTAAATCAATAATTACACTTCTTGCAATTTGACTAAAACGACCACCATCATCTTGAAACTTTAAAATATATTCTCCTTCCAATGCAGGAACATCAGCCATTGTACTGTTACCTGCTAAAGCTGGAATTAAATCTACAGAGTTTTGGAACGTACCACTGCCATCAGTTCTACTACTGTGTCTTACATACACTCTTCCACCATGTAAAACATCTGGGTTTACCGTTAAATCCCATCTAAGTCTTACTAATTTATTTGTTAAAGGTTCATAAGATAAATTTTGAACAGCATCAGGTGGTTCAGTTTTACCTTCAGCATTAAACGTAATAGTACTAGCACTGTTAGATAATCTTAAGGCAGCATTAAAAGAAAAAACACGGATCTCATAAGTACCTGCTTCATTGTTTACTATTTCAAAATCAGGTCTAAATACTGTCTCACTTCTCCAGTTTGTATTGTTAAATCTATACTGAACAAGATATTGACTAACACCTGTTCTTACTTCCCAAGAAAGAATTATCTTTGATACGGCAAGATTATTTATAGTTACAATTTTCTCAAGAGCACCTAATCCACTAGGAGGATCTTTAAGTTCACTTAATAGAGAAATATTTCTAGGAGGTAACTGTTCTCCTAATTCAATATTATTATATTTACCTTCTATATATTTAAGTCCAGTAATTACAAAATTCGTTCCATCTTGTTCTTCAACACTTATAACTCTAAACAACTGAGGTTCAAGTCGATCACTTGATAAAGTCCATATAGATTGTGCAGCAGGAGTTTGAGATAACGCAGAAGATAAAGTAATTATTGAATTACCTCCAGGGTTAACACTTGTTGTTGTTTTTTCTTCTACTTTTCCATCAGGTAATAAAACAAAACATTTTGGATTACTTCCTATAAATCCACTTAAGTCTTTATTATTATCTACTGTAATCGTAGTTGTAGTAGCAGACTTTATTCTGCCTGACCTTCTTTCTCCACCTCTCACTGGATCGGCTACAGATATAACACTTCCAGGTCTTACTATTGCTCCTGCATCCATAGAAGTTGTAAAAGTTACTGTTTCCGATTCTTGCTCTTCGCTAAATACAATAGCCTTTGCTAATCTTCTAGCTTGTTTTCTGGAAGTACATCCAAATGCTTTTACTGTTTTCTTTACAATTCCGTACTTAGCTATTCTTGCAGCTTGAACTGGATCAGTAGAATCATCGCCATATACTTCATAATCTATTTCTCTGGAATCCATATTGAAATAACTAACGCTAACTACCGAATGTCTTTGTCTTAAGCTGCTACCAGAATATGAAAACCCTGCTTCAGTTACATTAGATAAACTAAATAAATAACTTGTATCTGTTGGGCTATCTTGGGCAACAGTAATAGAACCAGCTTGCCATATTGGAAACGCTCTCATTATTCCTGCTAACTCATTAATCAATGTGTATGCTTCAGTTGTTCCTTGAATAGCGGTATTACAACTAAACCTTGCTTCACTTGTACCGTCAACAGGATCAACTAATAAAAAGTTGGCATATCTAGATGCTTGTACATAGCTAAATAAGTCTATATTGGAATACATTTTTGCATCAGTAGATTGATCTGAAGCAATATGATCTCCCAACCCATATCTTTTATTGGTTAACAAATCAAGCAATATCATGGCAGGACAGGTACACCAAACTGCATTTTGCATTGTGCCATTAAATATATAGTTGGCTGGATAAACTATTCTGCCTGTTGCATTATCAACACTAGGAGTACCAGAACTATTAGCACCTGCACCTGGAATTTTTACCTTAATTCCTCTAATACGGAAAGCTCTTTGAGGCACTGAACTAAATTGTTCAGAACTTATTCTTAATGTTGAATAGGCACAGTTTGGATAAGTTTGTGCATCATCTAATATCTCTTCAATTCTTGTAACTGTAAAAGTATCTTGAATATTATCTGGATTACTGTCAGCAGTAACTCGTTCAACTCTTATTTT